TTTACGATAAGTCTACCCATTTCTTTATAATCTTCATAAGACAACGTATCTTGACGAAGTAGCCTGTCTGCGTAGTCTTTCAAATTGCTATTATTATTTAAAAATGTCTTCATCATTACTGTAGATTTTACAAGTTCATCAGAAGCATCACCATTATCAATATGAGTGTATAACTGTGTTGTTTGTCCATTAGTCGTTTCTACTTCAATTGAAATAGTATCTTCACCACTATTATTTTTTAAAAGCATATGAGTATTTGGAGCAAGCTCTTTTAAAACACTCATTATATGAGGCATATTTCGTTCAGTACTGGCATATAATGTAATTACACGATTATCTCTAGTAATTTTTTGTGGTTCAGATAAAGCTTTGCCTAACCTGGTCAAGAAATGCTGTTCTTTCGCTTTTGTCAAAACCATCAACGACACCACCCGCTTCAAAAAAATGTATCAATCTTTCTGTTTCATTGCGTTCCTTTTTCATATCACGATTAAACGGCATTGCAAGAATAACATCTTTCATATCACGCATAACTTGTGAAGCTTGTTGTGGTGTATATTTTGAAACATCACCAGAATTTTTTGTATCTCCATAATAAAATATTTTATTCTCATAAGCACTATTAGTCCTAAAAAGAGTTCCAATTACAGGCATTGTGGAATATCGCACAGATTTACTTTTTTCATTCTGTCCGTTCATTTTAACATTTTTTGCAGCATCAAATTGAACAGCAATATTATATATTTCTGCTTTGGTTAGTTTATGTCCTTGATCCATAGCTGTTGTAATAATATGACTAGTATTACCAGTAATCTGCTTTTTACCGTTCTTGTCCCTTACGTAGTGTCCATCTTCATTTTTTAACCAAATATTAACTCCGTCTCCTTTCATATATTCTTTAAAAATCTTCAAGTTATACTCTCTGTCATCTTTTGAAGCAGATTTAGTTGATTCCATACGCCAAAATTTTTCAAAACTCATTGGTGTACGATTATAAGCTTCAGGAAAATCTTTATATTCATTAAATTTTGCCTTATTTTTGGAAGCAGATTGAATAATTGATCTAAGATTATCTCTTCCTCTTACATAATCAGGATTTTCAATCAAAGCCCCTTCGTCATTTTTCCAAAACGACCCATTTGGTTTTCTTAAATATCTTGGATAAAAAACTATTTGTTGAGCTAAAGGCCCTACTACCCAACCGTCTTTAGTTATATAGTCTGAATCTTTGACACCTAAATCTCCACTTGTTATTCCATCTATGAGATTTTGTTGGGCAGTAAGAGCTTGTTGTTGATTGTGACGCAACAATTCAGCTTGAATTTTGATTTTTGCAGCGTCGAGTACATTAGCCCTATCTAACTTACCCTCTTTGGTTTTTTGTTCAAGTTCTTTTTGTTTTCTTCTGTCTAATGCTGTTTGTTCAAGTTTTAATCTAGCCATCTCCGCTTCTTGTTTTTTTCTTGCTGCTTCTTGTTGTGCATAC